TTATCAATTACCGTACCTTGTTTTATTAGGTTCTGAGAGGTAAGAATATCTTCTTCTCTTGCGGTCATATATTTTATTTCTACTCTGCCACTTGAAAGTGGATGACCTTCGGAGTAAAAATACCCTTTAGATGGTAATTCTACTATCTCTGTAGGGAATTTGTATTCAGCCATAAATGACTCCTTTGTGAATTAAACTTTAATAACTAATTATAAATATAACCTTTGTGTTCGTAATAACGAATTATTTTGACGGTGCGAATTTCTCTTTGATTGGTTTAAGAATCATATCGAAAACGATATCGTCATATTTTGTCGGGGTAAGTTTTACGATTTTTTCTAAAGCGTAAATCGCGATTAAAACATATTCCCAATTTGCTGCTATCCATTCAGTCATTGTATTCTCCTATTAGAATTGTAAGATTGCGTAATCATATTTTAGTGTTAATTGAATTTCTGCGGGGTCACTTGATGCATAATCCATATCACCAAAGTTTGCAGTTTCAATATAAGTACCTTTTAATGTCCATTCTTCTACTACGTCACCAACTGGTCCTAGCATATTGAATGTAACATCTTTTTTATAAAAATCTGAGTATCCATCACGACCTGTTACTGATTCGTGTGATAACCTAACCCATTCCATAACCGCTTGTGCACCACTTGGAACTACTGGATCATAAAGTGTGACCTCAACAGGCTGCCATGAACCTTTACCCTTGATGTATCTTTTTACATTAATATGGTCTAAAACAATCTCTTCGAACTGAATACTTGGTCTGTTCGCTGTTTTAACTAAATATGATGGTATACCTTCTATATACATGATGAACCGATTCTTTGTTTTCGGTTCAAACGGTGTGAACATAATTTCTGAAGGATCTAATGTAGCCATTCTTTGTTCTCCTAAAAAGTCTTTTGTTTGTACTCATAAATAAATATCAAATAAAGAAATTTTAAGTAAAAAAGAAAAACCCCAATCGAAATTGGGGCTTCTCATTATACGTTACATCTATTTATAAGTCAGACTTATTCAGGAAATGTAGCACCTGTTGGTTGAACGACAAAATCGAGTACAATAAACTCAGCCGTTCGTGTTGGTTGAATAAATATCTGACCAACTAATTGATTTCTATCCACAATATCTGGAGTATTATTGGAATCATCCATTACTACTCTAAATGCACTTAAACCACTATTAGATTGTACTTGTTCAAGATAAGGATTTACAATGTTCAAGAAACGATTTCTTAGTGCTTGAGTATTTTGTTCAAATACTAAGTATCTTGATGAACTTGCAATAAACTTTCTTAATGCAATCAACAATCTACGAACATTGATTCTATCTAACGCTGATGGTTTGGATTGTAATGTTTTCTGTCCGAAAACTACAACACCTTGACCAGGGAAAGAAGCAATTGGATTGATTCTGTTCTCATATAGGTCATCACGTTCTGAATGTGTTAATCTTGTCTTAGCTTCTAACACACTTGTCAATCCACCACGATTCAACCCAGCTGGAGCGAACCATTCATGTGATACTTGGTCTGTAAAACTGATAACACCAGGTATTACTACTGAAGGTGGCACCCATACAGGACTATTTGTTTCCCTATCTACAATTTTTACCCAGGGGTAATAAACACCAACATAATTTGTATCTAATGTTTTAATTGTTGACTTTACAGTATCAATTGAATCAGAGTATGCTGTAGCATCCATTATATAGAAAGCATCTGCTCGAGTTTCCGTCTTAGATATTGCGTGATTAGTTATCGTTGAGTGTAATCCATGAATCACACCAGGTGTTACCAATAGATTAATATCAAACTCATCAGGATTACTTATAGCGTTAATAGCCCTCTTATATCCAACTGAACCACTAGCAGAAGAATCTGATAAATCAAATCCTTGTGTATTAGTAGATGAAATATCTGGACCTACCGAGAACGGAGTTGCTGGATTGCTTCCGTCAAATCCCCATTGGAAAGGTATTGTGAATTTTCTCTGTGCAATCGCTGAATTTGTAAGTGATATTAACTCTGTTCCATCTGCAAAAGTAGAAGCTAATGTGCTTGCATCAGCGTGACCTAACATATTTTCAAGAGACATAGTTACATTATTTCCCACATTTGCAGCGTTTGGTATTGGACCTAAGTAATTTTGACTATCTGTAATACTAAAGTTGAAACCATAGAAAACAGTTGAATCATAATCATTACTTGCATTTGTTTGTTGTATTCTAAATGAAGCTGAAGGTACATTTGTAGTTCCTGGAACAGTATTATATACTGCTTTGAATCCCATTGGAATTACACTTTTTGGAAACCTAAATACTCCATCTTCTACCATATCTGCATAGTCACCGACTCTGACATATTTACTCAAGTTAACGAAATCACCATAATAGGTTAATTTACCATCTGAGTCTATCTCAACCCATCTATCACCAATTCGTTTAGCAAAAAAGTTTGGTGAAATTGGGTCAAATGTTAAATTATCAAATTGTTCTAATATATTATCATTATCTATGTTACCAGGATTATGTATTCGTACTTGTATTGAGAATGAACCAAAATCTGAACCAGCAATATCCGTATCTGGTTTTATATTTAGTATATTAACTTTGTAAGAACTGTTTATATCACTACCATGTGAACGAGTGTAAACTCTAAATAAACTAGACCTAGACCCATTGGATAGTTGTGATTGAATATACGGTGTTCTTCCAAAACTATATGAATTATTACCAGTAAAGGTACTAGCATTACCCTTTGTATCATATGAGGTTGAACCAAATTTAAAATCAAATCCAACTCCAGATGCACCATCGTGTTTTACTACTGAAGCAGAGGCAAGGGTATCGACATCACCGACTAGCATACTAGCTTGTTTAAAAGCTTTGTATACATAGACAGATGAATCATTACCACCTGACTTTGATGATTGTGGGTCTTCACTTATTACGTTAGTAATATAATTTGCACTTGAAGTGTTAAATGATAGTGCATAATTTTCGGGTGTTGTATCACTTCCTGAAACTTGTAGACTAAAGGCAGTCCAAGTACCTGCTCCTAATGTTCCAGCAGCATTACTCGCACTAGTATATGTCGATGCAATATCAGCAGTTCCATTCCCACCACCCCTTGATGGTGCAAGTATTGCCAATGAATGTGTCGCTATACCAGTTGCACCATCATTTGACATAAATGATGCGGATAACGTTGCTGAATAAGCAACTAATTCAAGTGCATCTGCAACATAACCACCGATACCAAGTACCCTGACTATTGTTACGACTCCTGCACTTCTTAAATATTGTTCTACTGTGTATGGTGTGTAAAATCTTCTATCAACTCCGCCAAACATCTCTTCAAATTCTTGAAAATTTGAAATTTGAGTAGGTGTGAATGCTGGGCCTTTTTTAGTTGGGCCAATAATTGCTGCACCTATTTCACCGATTGCTTGAGGGAGGAATGAAAGATCTCTTTCACGGGTAAATACACCAGGCGAAACGATTCTCTCTGCCATTGTAATTCTCCTAATTAATTTTATATACTAAATCTTTGAATAAGCGTGATTATTCTATAATAAGTATGATATAGCTTTCCTAAAATGTATTATTTAGGGGTTTTTTTTAAATTAATTGTTAAGTTGATGGTGTAAATACACCTGTTTTTGGATCAAGTTGACCAGGACCATATTTTTCGTTTAAAGTTTTAACAATATCACGTTCTTCTTGTTGAACTGTCTGATATTCTGTTTCAACTTCTTCAGTACGAATATTGAGAGCATCAATCTGTTGATTCAATAATATTTTTTGAACTGCAAGTTGTCCTAAGACGTTTTGTTTTTCTCCGTAATTAGTTTGTAACGATTGTAATGATTGTAGCTCTTCATCTGTGAATTTTAGTTCTTTAGATTCTTCTACAACGTTTGTTTCTTCAGCCATAACTATATTCTCCTATATTTTTATAGTCTCGTGTTTAAATAAATATCATATTATATTTGTAAATAAACTTTTTTTTTATACTTCCATAACCTTATATAAACGGTCTGTATCATCAGAACCTGTTAGTGCATTCATCTTTGTAGTAGCATCTGCTTGTGCATCACTACCACTATACTCCCATATTTGCTCACCACTACCACTTAGTTTAGCAACGTAAATATCACGTGATGCCCATTCTGGATCTGTCCAAGTTTCACCATTTCTATCCACACTTGATGTTGGTGATGGTAATAATTGTTTAAATATTCTATATGGCATTATATTCTCCGTTTAATATAAATATTAATTTTCTAATTCTTTAATTCTTTTTGCTTGTTCTTTTACTTGTTCAGATAATTCTTGTACTGCTTTAACTAATACTGGAATTAAATGTTGATATTGTAATCCTAAAACTCCATCGTTATCTTCTGAAATTGAACTTGGAAGAAATTTTTGAACTTCTTGAGCAGATAAACCAGAATGAACAGTATTATTTTTTGGTGTTTGGTCTTCTATAGACTTTTTATATTGAAATGTACCAACTTTAGTAAGGCTATTTATAGAACTAAGTGCATCATCAAATGCAGTCCAATTTATTTTTAATCTTTCATCAGACACACTTGACCAAGAGGTATCATTTTGATTCATAAAAACACCATTGTCATCATCAGTATCATCTATTACTAACCGACCATCTGCCGCTTGTCCGATTGAAATATTCCAATATTCACTTGGGCTTGTATCTTCAAGTCTTATATGAGGGTCAGCACCTTTTATATGCAAGATTGTTGCTGGGTCTGTTCTTGCTAATCCAATAGCCATTCCACCAAAATGACCTGTTGCTCCAGCATCTGAAGAAGCGTAGAATGCAGTACAAGAATCATTACCAATCACAGCTGTGTTATTTCCTTGTCCTGATGTATCATACCCAATTGCAATTTGATTTTGTGCATCAGCAGTTGAAACATCTGCCTCAGAACCAATAATAACATTTTGGTCACCAGTTGTTAAATTTACATCGTTTCCTCCAGTATTTTGACCAAGACAAGTATTGTCAACTCCGTTTGATATAGCGTGACCAGCCTTATAACCAAGTGCTGTATTTTGATTAGCGGCATCTGCATTGCTATCTGTTAAAGCTTTATACCCGATTGCAGTATTCCTATCTCCAGATACCATACTTACTAAAGCATTGAATCCCATAGCTACATTAAAATCTCCATCAGTTAAAGCCGTTCCAGCTTGAAACCCAACAGCTACATTGGAGTCACCACTTGTAATACCAAGCAACGCAGATGAACCTATTCCAACATTACTTGTCTCTGCGCCAGAAGCTCCTTTACCAGCTTTAAATCCAACATATGTATTGTCACCACCTGTTGTAACTTTTCCAGCTTCAAATCCTACCGCTGTATTACCATCTACAGCTACCATAGTTGAGAGAGCTGAGTGACCAATAGCTACAACATTGTCTATACCGTCTAATAAAGTAGCTGCGTTAAATCCTATAGCAACACCAAAGTTTTCACTTGTATTAGCAGAAGCATAAGCACCTTCTCCAATAATTACATTTTGTTTAGCAGTGGTTATTTGACCACCTGCATTTTTTCCTATTATAACATTTGAAAAACCACTCGTCAATGCATCACCTGCATTTGCTCCGATTGCTATGTTGTTATCACCAGTAGTTGCACCTCCACCCATCGCAAATCTTCCAATTCCGATATTACGATTACCTGTTACAGATGTTGCTCCAGCTTCCCATCCAATAAATACTGAACCTGAAGAAGTTGTTAAGTTTTCACCTGAATTTCTACCAACAGCAATATTTTCTTTACCTGTATTCAAATCTAATAATGCATTTTTACCGACCGCTGTATTTTGTAAACCAGTTGAAATTGCGGCTCCAGCTCCAGAACCTATACCAACATTATCATCACCAGTAGTTAAAGCTGAAAGAGCCGAATGGCCTATACCAACATTATCACCCGCATCATCCATTGCAGCATCAGATACATTTTCACCTATAAATACATTTTGATTTGAACCAGCGTCTAAACTTAATCCTGCATTTTTACCAAATATTGTGTTTGAAGTTCCTGCATCGTTGTTACTTAAACTTATTCCTGCTACATCAACAACTCCACCTACATATAAATTTCCATCCATACCGATGTTACTTGAACTACTTATTTCTCCACTAGCTGATATGTGTCCAGTAAGAGTTGTATTTGAACCACTTATCTCAGAAAATACCACATCATCAGTTAGACCAACTCCGATTGAAGTTCTAAGTGTAGCTCCACTTTCTGCAACAGGGTCAGTTGTTCCATCTCCAACAATCATCTGACCATCTGTGAGAACTGCCATCGCTTGAATAGCTCCAGCTCCGTTTCCTAAAAGAACACCGCCGTCTGTAAGTGTTGAAACTCCTGTTCCACCATCCGCTACAACTAAATCTGTTATTCCTGTAATTACACCTGAATCAATATCTACATTCGTCATATTCTGGTTATCAAAATCAATAGCTCCAGCTGCAGTAAATGCACCTATGTTGTCAATTGTTGCAGTGGTGATTAATGCCGTTGAACCACTAATAATTGAACCAGTTATATTACTTGAGAATAAATTGTCCGAATTAATATCAACTGTTGATAACGAACCACTTTGGTCAATTGAACCAGTAAATTGATGTATATCTGTAATAGCATCACCAAAGATGTTTGAACCAGTTGCAACTGTAACCGAAGCACTCACGAATACGGTGTGAATTTCCTCAACGGTTAATAATCCATTTATAGTTGCGGAATTAAAAGTTGCTGCTGCTCCACTTACTGCAGAAAATACCACGTCATCTGTTAATCCAACACCGATACTTGTTCTTAATGTTGCACCACTTTCAGCAACTGGGTCAGTTGAACCATCTCCAACTATCATCTGTCCGTCAGTCAATACTGACATTGCAGTTATAGCTCCAGCACCACTTCCTAGTAATACTCCACCATCAGTCAGAGTTGAAACTCCTGTTCCACCATCTGCTACTGTTAAATCTGTAATACCTGTGATTACACCTGAATCAATATCAACATTAGTCATATTTTGGTTATCAAAATCAATAGCACCAGTTGCTTTAAATGCACCTATGTTGTCAATTGTAGCCGTTGTGAATAAAGCTGTTGAAGAACTAACTTCAGAACCAGTAATATTTGTAAACTGCACATCATCTGTAGTTCCTACACCGATTGAAGTTCTAAGTGTAGCTCCG